ATATCTGGTGATAGAAATTCATTCGACTGGAACTATAATCAGATAATGATGATGGAAACATTCGAGGAATTAGCTCCATTCTCTAAAGCATTGGCCGAGCTAGTTAAGTACTCTCAAGTAGATGGTAAGAAGTGGGGCAACACCCTTATTTCAATGTCTATGTATAATGACAACGTTAATGAGCTTATTGCTAAGGGAAAATCTGGGGTGTTTAGGAATCTACCTGAATTCTATTCTAAAACGTTCCTTGGAGCTAAATTGAAGAATGCTATTACAATGTCAAATTCTATTGGCAATTCAATGTTCTTTAGAACTACTCCAATAATGTATAACTTCCTTAAAAAGGCTGGAGCATTAACAGGATCTAGAAAACTACTTAGCTCTGAGACTGTAGAGTCTATTGCAGATGCTACTGATTCACTTATTAAGTCAGAGTTCTTTATCAATAGGGCTAATAAACAGGGAGTTGAAATAAAAGACTTATTCTATGGAGCAGATTCAATGGCTAGACGCCTATATAAAATAAAGGATAAAATAGCCAAGGCTGACAAAAATTCATTGTATTTAAGCTTAAAGAATAACGTATTTATCAATCACCTTAAACCAGATATAGCTACAGTTAGGTATATTGAAACTAAGGATGAAGCTGGAAATGTTATCTCAAATAGAGACGAGTACAATCAAAGACCTGATCATATTCTTACAGACAGTGCCAACAATTCTGACCCAAATTACGTTACTATGTTAAAAGAGTATTGGGCAGAGCTATTGGACAGCCCTATAGAGGACGTTAATAAATTTGCTAATGACTTTATATTATATCAATTCTTCTCTAATGGAGAGAATGGTGCAATAAACCAAGTAAAATTAGGAGAGGACGTTAGAACTGATATAGGATTAGAGAAATTTATTAAAGATAGAATGAAAAATATTGCTAATGGTGAATTACCATTTGAATATAATGAAGCTATCAGAAGTATATTTGTTAATAGATGGTATGATGACGACCTAGTTCCTTATGTTAAGCTAACTGAGAACCAAGGGTTAGATATGCAGGCTACTCAAATAACTGGAACTAGGGTAAATAAAATATATAATGCACCTCAAGTTCCTTCACCAGCAATCACTTCCAACGGTAAGGCTAGACCACTCTTCTTTGTAGATGATCTTGCTAGACCAGTAGGTATAATGAGAGGTGGTGGTAATATGTTTAGTCCATTTGTTAAAGTATCTTACGATAATGGTACTTCTGTACCTGATGTAACCCTATTTGAATTAGTAGGCGTAGTTAGAAAAGGAGATGAAGGATTTGGGACTACTAAGCCAGTATATGCAGCTATAAATAAATCCAGTGAGAAAGTCGCTGGTAAATCAGTAGTTGAATTTGGCCTAGAGAAATCAATAATACCTGCCAATAAGGTGATGGCTTACGGTTCTATAAATAAGTCCGTGTTCGAAAGTAAAGATACTTTACTTCCTCATATACCAAATTTGTTTAATAGATATAATGAAGCGTATCAAAATGCAAGATTATCTATAGAGCAAATGGATAGAACTTATAATTTATTTAGCACATTTCGGCCAATTACATCATTTGAATCATTTGAGAAACGTGATGCAGCGGCTAAAGAAGTTACCGATACTGTAGGTGATTTGTACGATAAAGTAATAAACTATGCTAACATAGCTAAGTCTACTGGTGATTTTGATGCCTACCAAATGTTATCTGATATACAATCTGATGATAATGGTTATTCTGAATCACAAATAGCAGCAGCTCTGTATTTATATGCAGACACTCTAAAGTCGCTATTTAATGAGAATGCATCAGAAACAGAGTTTAAGGCCGTAGATAGCATATATGATAAATTAGGCGCTAAGACCGAAAGCAAAAATGTAAGAATAGTTAAATGGGCTGATCTAAAAGATGCTACAGAACCGTATATACGAGTTGGAGGACATGTAGTAAATGTAATATCAACAAGAATAAAAAACTCTGATGAACATTTTGGAAATCCATTTAGTCCTGACGCTAGAATACTTGCTAATAATAAAGATTTAATAAAAGCCGACAGTACTAAAGACGCGGTTGAGAAGTATATTGACTGGATTATTTACGGAGGCGGTGCGTTTCTAGAAGAAGGCACTGGGCATCCAACAGAGCTTAGTGAAAGGGTTGATGAACTTAAATCAAGAAGAGGCTGGATTTTGTCTAAGCTGAAGACAGGCGAATTTAAAGATAAACCAATCTTATATTACACAGAACTTGGAGAGCCATCTCATGCAACTGCATTAGATTACTTAATCAATAGATATTCATTTAAAGATGATTTAATCAACTCTGAAGAATCTAATGATCAAATCACTAATTCCAATGAGATAGTGTCTAAAAACGCACTTAAAGCTCGTGTAGAGGAATACACCAACAAACATATGGATGAGAATAAGGCGTATTCTGAATATTTTAACGACTACAAGGAAATTCCAATATCTGAAGGATGGACTGAAGATAAAATAGCATTATCTGAAAATTCAATAGAAGCTATAAATGGCGGACTTGAATCTATAGGATTACCTAGAATATCTCAAGAGGATTATAACAATATGTCACAAGAAGAATTAGATAAACTAAAAGCCTGTTATGGCATATAATAAATATGAAACACTGTATTAATCTTAAAAGTCCTGATTTTCAGGCATTAGCAAAAGGATCTAACATGCATCCAGCTGTATTAGCAGCAAAAATGGGTATATGGCAAGATGAAAATAATACGAGTGAATGGCCTACTCTAGATCAACTAACGTCGGAATCTTCCGAATTAGTAAAGGATGGAGTAGATTTTGTATTTAGCCAAAATCCAGAGCTGTTAAATATTGGAAGTAAGCAGCTATATTCTCAATACGTAAATAATATATTTCCAGAAAGTGAAGTTAAATATATTGCTTATCATGGAACTAATAGTGAATTTGATAAATTTAGTTTAGAATTTGAGGGATCTAATGAAAAAGGTGGTAGAGGAAAAGGATTGAACTTTTCAAAAGATTTGTCTGATAGCGACATGTATGGAGACATTAAGATGCCAGTCGTATTGAATGCTGTAAATAGAGTTCAAAAAGATTCAGAGGCAAAAGATATTGATTTATCATACATTGATGATGTAGATGAAATTGTTTTATATAATCCAGATCAAATTCACATACTTGGATCTAAATCCGATATCGATGGATTTCGAAATTTTATAGAAGAGAATAAGCAAGAAACTGATACTATAAAATTCCAACGCTCAAATGTAGAAGTTCTTCCATTGGCTGGAAATGAAGCTCTGTATAAAGACAAAAACCTAGTCAATGATAAAGGAGAAATCAAGTTCTTTGACAATTATGCAGCCGGCAAAAAAGCAGAAGCTTCATTTAATAGAAGCACTGATTATCAATTCATACTCAAACCGTCTCAATCTAGAACCAAAGAAGGATGGAGATTATTTATAGTTAAACCTATTGTTGAAAGAGATGGTCAAGCTAGAATACAGTTTCAATCGCCAAATGATGCTGCAGAATCGTTAAATAACGCTGCTAGTGCGTTCGCTAAGTCTAATACAGACGCTATAATCAACGAGAATGCCCCTAGGAGCTTCACTACGGCCTCTAAATCTCTTTTTAATGCAATTGATCGTCTCAGAATAAAAGCGTCTAAGATCAGCGGATATCAATCCAAGGCTATCGTCTATTCTATAGCAAAGAATATATCAGATAGGACTGGCATTGAGTTTTCTGTTATATCTCAAGAAGAAGCTGCTGCTATGCATGCAAATTGGGGAGGATCTCCAGGAATGTATGACTCAGCAAATAAGAAGGCATATTTAGTAGAGGGTCTATTTGACGCATCTACTGCTGTACATGAGATATTCGGTCACCCATTTCTAGACTCATTAAAAGAGACTGATGAGGGCAGACAAATCCTATCCGATTTACTGTCTGAGGCTAAACTCAATAGCCTGGTTATAGAGAGTGCAACGAGTAGATATGGCGAAGACGTTAGTGATGATGAAATAACACTTGCAGCGCTAGATTTATTTATACAAGAGAAAGTAGCTAGCAATAGTGGCCTATATAATGCCATTAAAGCCTATTTTAAGGCGTTTACAGACCTCATTAAAGGGGTTATAGGTAAATCATCCAACGACATAGTTTCAATCAAACCTGGCACATCTATTGAAGCCATAGGTAATTGGGCTTGGAATGGAGAAGGACGACTTAAATTAATGGACTCGTATCCTGATGGAATTGTTCCAGGGATAGAGGCTGCAATATTTCCATTCAATGCAGACAATCACGATGCTACAGATTATGGAATAGGCCTTAATAATGAATTAATAGGTCACATATTAGTTAGTGATGATGGTCGCATCTCTAGCACTATAGGGCAGGCGGGCGTAGAGCTTGATAAAGAGTATGTTGGAAAGGGATACGGCCTTTCATCATATTTAGCTGTTGCTAAGGAACTTGCCAGTTCAGGAAAAACATTAAAATCCGAGGGTCTTGGAAAATCCAATATAAATGAAGCAGCTAGACGAGTTTGGGCTTCATTGATCAAAAAAGGATATGCGGTGGATAGAGGCGATTATTTTGAAATAGTAAATCTTGAATCTGAATTTAGATCCATGTTGAATGTAGCTGACTCAATAGCCAATACAAATACAGAGACGGAGTTCAATCTTATGCTTGATAATGGAGATGTCGAAGGATTTGTAAATTCTATTGCATTAAATGAACATAACTCAGAATTAGTTAAAGCTTGGATATTTGAAAATGATCCAGCTACCTTATGGGATTTGGCTCATGGAATGAAATCAGACTTAGTTGGGTTCAATGAGCATATATCCAAGAGTAGTGATATACTATTTCAAAGACCTACGGTAGAAGCTAGAATTGAACATGCAAAGGATTTAGCTAAACAGAGAGAGTCTATTATGACTGGATTGCAGTCAAGACTTAGCTCCTTGAAGCGTGATAAGACTGCTACTATTACAGAAATAGAGGCTTTAGATGACTTACTATTAGATATAAATAAACTATCCAATTCATCTGCGGTAGTTAGATTCCTCGAATACGCAAATAATGAAGGGTTTGACGTAAATAGAAGACTTGATGCTATGATGGGTCAGTCTAATAAGGCAGAGGAGATTGATGCTGCTAATGTAGTGTCAATTGGAGAGAACTTCTTATCTATGTTTAGAACCAATCTAAAGAAGATAAATGAGTTATTAGTCGATGAAGCTAATTTCATAACAAACTCTATGACTCCAAGAGAAATAGATGATTTGAATAGATTAGTCAATGGTACTAATAACGACTTCGATAAGATGGCCGCTAAGTATGATACTATCGTCAAGTATGTATATAGACAAGAGCTAGCTAAGATAGCAAATCAAGTTGGTGACTCATCTATGCAGAGTGTTATAGATAATGCATATGAGTCAGATCAAGACGTATCTGTAATGTCATTATTTATTGGCAGCCCCGCTAAGTCCAGACTAGTTCAAATTAGAGCTCTAGATAGAAAGATACTCGATGCTAAGAATGCAGCAAATTTAGAATTAAGCAGAAGCGGTTATGTTGCTAAATTAGTAGCATTAAATAATAAGATAAATAAGTTAAGTCCTGTAAAATCATTCACTCAGTTCTATGAAAAAAACAAGGATGGAAAGTTTACTGGATATATAACTCACTTTCTTAAATATGGAGAGTTTAATGCTAATTACGAAGCTAAAATAGAGGAACTTGCTAAAAAGTATAATCTTCCTGGAAAGATGGATAGGCCTACTAATGATGCAGAATATATAGCCTACAATAAAGAGCTTAATAAGTTCTTAAATGAACATGTAGCTAGAAAGTTTGTTCCCGAATATTACGACGCTAGAGCTAAGTTATCTATAGATACAAATGAATCATTAGATCAAGTAAATAATGCTATAAGTAGAATATCTAGAGATTATTTGGATGCTGATGGACACTTAGATACTTCTAGGATGTCAAAATCTGAAAAGTATGCTCTGTGGGACGCTAGAAAGACTAAGGAATATTTATCCAGCGATAGATACGCTAATGGAGATATAAAACTAGAATCTGACCTTAAGATAGCAAACGAAATAAAAGCTTTCAATGAATCTATAAGCGGTAACCTAAAATACAAAGCAAATGTAGAAGCGTTCGAGAATGCCAAAAAGAATGTTAAATTGAATTTATCTCCTGAGAAGTACTTGCAGTGGATAGAGGATAATACAAAGGTTGAGTATGATGAGAAATTCTATGAGCAATTGGCTAAAATAGAAAAGGCTGACCAAGCTCCTGAATGGCAAGACCTATATGATAAAAAACAGGCTATCTTAAAACGTTTTAAAAACAAAGATACAATGGGTATCAATGTTGATATGATGGAAGAGACTAGACAAGGTGGACGATCAGTTAGATCTATTATAGACGAGATAAATGAAACCTTATCCAATAATAAGAATGAAAATGTAGCTACAGATGGAGTTAAATTCTCTAGCTTGGCCAGAATGATAACTACTAGGGAGTATAAGCAGAAATTAGCAGATATGTCTAGTATATCGCCAACTGATACAGCTGGATGGGCCGCAATGGAGCAATGGTATAAGGATAACCATACCCAAGATAGAATGGGTCACGAGGTTCCTAAATCATACTGGATGATGATAGAGCCGAAAGATACTACCCTTATTAAGAAAGGAGTTCCTAATTCAACCTGGACTGTTTTAGATGACGAGTCTAAATTTGTCAATAAAGAGTATGATGATGATTTAGCTAAGAACGGAATGCAGCCATCTAAGAAGTTATACGACAATTCAAAAGTATATAACAAATTAGTTAGTGATCCAACTAGAAAAGAGTTTCATGATACCTTAGTTTCTATGATGACTGAGGCTAATTCATTTTACTCTTATATAAATAGGCCAAACAACTTAAAGATGCCTCAAATAGCTGAGCATTCATTACTATCTGCGTTTAGACGTACTGATAGCGGAAAGAGTTTACTTGAGAGAATAAAATCTATTGGCCAACCTAGAGTTGATGATATCCAGTTTGGTGAAAAACCGAAAGAATATAGACCCGATGGTAGTCCAATTAAATACATCCCTACTTCATATAGATCTACATTAGGGAATACAAACTCTATATCAAAGGATATGATTCACATGTATGCTATCTATTATCAAGAAGCCGCTAACTTTAAACACTTATCTGAAGCTTTGCCAGCAATAAAGATACTTCAGGCAGGTATGGATAATACTGTTATATCAAATAAGGAATCATTAGCTAATGCAGATAAGCTTGAAAGAGATAATGCTGGAGCTAGATGGAGAAGTCTATCTGATGACGTTAGATCTGCTATCGGCCTTAAAAAGAGTACTGATAGAGTAATGAAAAAAGCTGGGGAAACTCATCTATCATCTAGAGCTAAAGGAATTATAGAAAGAGAAGTGTATGGAGTAGAGTCTACTAAGATGATGGTAGGTATACCTCTAACTGGAATAAAATTTGATATAGGGAAACTAGTAAAAGGTGTATTTCTTCCTTGGTTTAGGGCTGTCAATTTAGGTTTTAATACTATGGCAATTGCAGCTAATTATACTCAATCGGAACATGCTTTAATGGTAGAATCTACTATTGGCTCTTTAATCAATAAAACAAATTTGCTTAGAGCTAATTGGGAAATAGGGAAAAGAATGCCATATCTATTGGCTACACTGACTTCAGATAGGCATACTGATAAGACTTCTACACTGATGAGATTCTTTCAAACTTCAAATTCGGAAGTTGAATCAGTAAAGGATATTAACGGAGTAAAAGCTTTAAGTTTTATTAAGGAGCACTGGCTATATGGACCATACTCTGCTGGTGACTTCATGGTTAAATCTAAGATGTTAACTGCAATGCTAATGGGATACAAATACCATAATGGAGAATTTGTAAGCTTAGAATCATTTATCAATAAGAATTACCCTGGAAAGATTAATAGGAAGGAAGCTATTCAACTACACGATGCATTAAAAGTAAATTTATATGATGTTCTATCTTCAACAGATAAAGGAGAGTTAGTCATAAAGGATGAATACAAAGACGCTTTTAACTATAAGCTAATATCTTCCATTACGCTACAATCAATGGACATGGGTAATAGATTAGATGGTATGCTTGCTCCTTCTGATAAGAATGCTATAAATGTTAACGCATTTGCAAGTGCTTTGATGATGCACCGTGGATGGTTAGTAAATGCATTCCAAGAAAGACTTGGAGGTCAGATGTATAGCTACAGAAAGGAAAGAATGGAAGTTGGCCAATACAGAACTGGATTTACAGATTCTGCTAAAATTCTATTCGGCTATCTATCTGGAAGGTTTCAAAAAACTAATCAAATGATGAACGAAATGGGTCAAGCTGAATATGCAAATGCCGTTAGAACTACTGGTGAAATTGCATCAATGTTTATATTTGCAATGGCTACTGTTATTCTAGGAAATATGCATGACGAGGAACCTGACGATATGGCATTAGAATTAGCTTATACATTTATGATGAGAGCTCTTTACGAACAAAATGCTATGTATTCTCCTGCTGACTTAAGCAGTATTTTACAAAGTCCTACAGCAGCTCAGAATCAATTAAATGAGATGTCCGATATATACGGCATGTTAATAGATGGAGACTATATGAAACCGGTTAGAAGTGGTAAATATAAGGATATGCCTAAAATTGAAAAGTCAATAATAAAGCTTATTCCAGGGTATAAAGGATACTACGAGAATATAGAAAAAGCTGACTATAAAACTAAGCGTGACTATATGTTAAAAGCAGAAGGTCCAGCATATGGTATAGTTAACAGAATAAATAAAATGACCCCATTGTTCGGAGCAAAGCCAGAGATTCCAGTTCAAACTCAGTCGTCGGTAAGTTCAAACTCCTCATACTAGAAACCGTCGCTATATGTGAAAGTAAACTAGTCAAGCAAAGAAAAAAATCATAGAAAGCGTACCCTATTCAGCATCTGTCTGAGTAGGGTATTTTTCTAGGTACTCTTTTGCTATTGTTACTCCGTGTGACTCTATATAGTCCTTTTCGTCGATAATGTCATTTGATATATCTAGTATTCTGTTATCGTTTGAATGTATATTCATTGATAAGTATCCATTTGACTGTGCTGACCAAAAACTTGTCATTTTTGACTTTAGCTTTCCATCAATCTTATTACATCTTCCTTGTTTTATCAATTCGAATGATTTTCTGTATTCTATAGGTACTTTTAATGCATATATTGTATAGAACTTATTTTTAATTCTATAATTATACATAGAGGTAAAATTATCATTTTTTTCTATAAATGATAAATCAAACTCTTTTCTAATTCCTGAATCAAATACTAAAAATATATGCTCATCTAGCCATGGTTTATTTATATCACTTGAGAATCCATTTATAAATGAAGTCTCTTGTTTTGTAAAATTTCCTGGTCCTAGATATGATTGCCATTTCTCACTTTCTTTTGAAACTAGCGGCAGTAAAAATAGTAAAGAGTTATTTATTCTTTCACGTGTTATCATAAAGTAATAGCTCTGCGCCATCACCTTCATAATACTCTTTACTGTAATCCCATAAATTATTGCTAAAATGCCAATCCATTTGTGTTATTATTTGAGTTAGTTTGTCTATGTTTGTTATAATTGTGTCGTCATCTATTTCAAATACCTTGCATGTTGCTCCATCATTTTGTATTGCTACAATATATGTTGAGTGTTTATATTCCTCGATATCTAATTTAAGTTCATTTTTAAAATACCAATATATTGCCATCCAGTAATAGGCCATTTGAGTACCATAACTATACTCTTTAAAAGAGTCTTTGAATTTACTAACACTTACTGTAGTTTTTAAATCTATTAGTGTTACCTTCTTTGAGTCATGATCAATTATCAATCTATCTATTAATGATTTGCATGGTATTATAGAACCCTTTCTGACTTCTATTTCCCAATTTATATGAAATTCGTTATGAGTTATTACTCCTGGCGAATTGTCATTTTTGAAAAGTAATTCATTTGCTTTCTTGTGCAATTGAAGTTTCTCTTTTGTTAGTTTTAAGGCCGATAATTTAGCCCATGATATTGTCTCTTCCTCTGCGTTGCTTGACTTTAGCCATTTAATATAAGGCTTAAGTTTTAAGGCCATTTCTAGCGCTTTTGCGGCAGTTTCATCTTCGTTCTTACTAGTTGTTACATAATTAGCTTTAAGTGCCTCTGTGGCCTTTAAAATGACCGTAGTGGCCTTGCTATTGACATAATCTTCACAGAACTTCTTCTGTTGTGCAGAAGTTGGTATTGAGAAGTCTAGTATTTTGTATTTCTTCTTAAATTCAGCATGTTGTAATAGATACATATGAACCATTGTTCCATTCTTCATGGCTACTGATGGCTTGTCTGGTATCTTTCCGTCCATAATATCTTTTGCAAATCTTGGCGATTCTTCAAACGCTTTGATTAAACTATGATTTACTCTGGATCTGTCTGAATAATACTCTATGTCGATTTTCATCTATTTTGCATTAAATATGAAAAAAAATAGCCAATTCATTGCCTCACGGTTTTGAATTGGCTATTTTTATTTTGAATAAATTATTAACTAATGGTGCTTTTACTCTCATACCTTGTTGCTTTCGATCCAACATGGATTTTCTAGCTCAATATTACCCTCGAACCTCTATATAGCTTCTTTGCTCAGCTTGTTTCCTTACTCACTTTCGAGATTAATTTAATCTCTATTGTTTTCTCTACTTTGCGGTAGCACTCTCCCTAATAATTTACTCGAGCTACCCTTAAATCATTCCTCGCTCAAGAAATAATATTTTTATTTTTTAAAGTACGATCCTAATTCATCGCTCCATTCAGAATCTATTTCGTATATCCATACGTCATTTATCCTGTCATAAGCGAAAACTATTCCTGCATCTTCTATTAAACAGTTTTTGTATACCCCTGCGTCTTCTATGTATGCGTTATGTTGTTTTGCTGAGCAATAGAACATTCCATCATACGTTGCAAAAATCAGTGTATCTTTTTCTCCACATATTGGACACTCTTCATCATCAAGAAATACTACATCTCCTCCAATTGGTTTAAACATTCTTGAATTTCCTATTTCTATTAATTTCGTTAAGTTTGTTTCTGCCATCTCAACTATTAGATTTGCTGCATCCATTGAGAAGAAGTTTCTTGTAATTGAATTAGTAAATGCTTTTTTAGCTTTCTTGGCTGTCGACCTTACTGTGTATGTAGGAACGACATGTTCATGTGCAAACTTAGTATTTCCATGAGTCGTAAACATTTCTGACACGAATCTATAACATTTATCTAAGTCTTCCATGTCAATGGTTTCTGTGGAAGTATGAGGATTCCAATATCCTGCCGACATATTACATGCCGAAACCGGAAGGCCTCTTCTTTTTAACGTACCAACATCAGTAGACGTTCCTATCGCTTTTGAATATCCATATTTCAATCCTATTTCTAGCATTGTGTCTGTAAATTCTTGGCTTGCTACTGATATTCCATTTGTATGTGTGATAAAATCAGAGTTTCCCTTTCTGTCGCATTGCACGACAAAATTACAATCATTGAAAAATGAAATATTTGAGGCATTTGATCCCTTACATCCACTTTCCTCAAATCTGAAAAATACTGATTTTACGTTATCAAAATCCTGTAATGCTTTTATACATGTATAGATTCCTGATCGATCGTCCCCACCAATACCCGTTTGAACTACTTTAGCTCCCACATATTCATTTGAAGCCATTGCAAACAATGTATTTCCATGAACATATACCTTTCTATTCTTTTTAATCGAATGAACTGTATCTGTGTGAGCTACTATGCATTTGAAGCCATTTTCTCCTTTTCCTTTTGTTGCGTATATGTTTCCATATGCATCTTTCTGGATTAGGATATTTTTATCTATAGAAGTTATTATGTTAATAATAAATTCATTGATTTCTTCGTCTGCATCGAAAGATGATTGCACTGAGACTAATTTTACTAATAATTTTGAATCTATCATGCTATCATTTTTAATAATCTTTCGTATTCTTGTTCGGCCTTTGTGTTTGAAATGTCAATACAGTTAACTGGAATATTTAATGGCCAAGCTTTCAATTCTCCATAATTGGCGAATCTTTGGGTTGACATAAATTTCATTCTTTTTATTTCTCCATCAACTTCTACTGCTTTTATTTTTCCGTATCCAAATTCTCCACTCCAATTTCTTGACGCGTCTGAAATTGATAAAGATTGATCTAAATTAATTGGATTGTCTTTTAAGCTTTCTGAGCTTTTCATCAATTTTGTTAATTCTTTTACAAATTCCTTCTTCTCTTCTAATATTTTATAATTAGAACTGTCGCATTTTAGGATTGCCACATGTTTTAAACACTCTTTTGTTATTTCCAATTGAGAGTCTGTTGGATTTGCTGGTATCGCCAATGTTATTGGTTCTACATTGATCATTTTTATTGTTTTTGGATCGAAATATAAATTTTCTGTATCTTTTAGTGAATAATAATTACCAAATTCTACAAAATCGTTTTCCTCTCTTGCATTTTTAAATAAGAACGAGTTTCCTTGTTCTATCTTTTTTTCTTTTTGCAATGGAACTGCTTTTATATCTACTTTTAATCCTTCGTAGTATTTCGATTGCCTTTTTGTTGTTGCATCTATAATTATTGTGCATGCTCCCGCTCCCTGGAAATGACTATTTTTTCGTTCTATCTTAGTAGTGGCCTCTGGTTTAAAATGTCTTATATTTGAACACGTTAATATATTTGCTATATAAGTTTTTTGTGCCTGATTATCTCCTAATGTATAAACATTCCCTTGGTTTTCTGCTAGAATTTCTCCATCTGAAGCTATTGTTATATGATTTGCACATATATAATTTTCCCCAAACTTAAAAGCGCTATCTTTTATTATTTTTCTGCATACTTGGCATATCTCTTCATCTCCTTTTGTTAGGTCTTTTTTAATTACGAGTGGTATTCTATTGAAGCTTTTTGATGTATAATAAAGAACATCTTTCTTCATTATAGTTTCCATTGTTTTTGAATCCTCTGGGCGACCAATAAATAATTTGTTGTTTTTTACATATAAGCTTGTGCTCATTGTATCAAAATATGGCGGATTTTGGTTTGTAGATTTTACTCCATTGAATTCAATTAGAAAATTAGATAATAACTTCCCTGATTTCATTATAGATTTAGATACTCCTGACGAGTTTATAAAGAAGAAATTTTCGTTCTCGTTTACAAACGTAATCATTTTCTCTGCTGATGCATCACAATTCGTGAACATTCTATCTACGTAGTGTTTTTCGGTTGATTTTTCATACCATACTACAGCTCTTCCCATTAGATATTTACCATCTCCTGTTGTTAGTGCTAGCATTTTTATGAAGTGATCGTTTTCTGCATAGAACTTAATTCTGTTCTTTACAGAAGCCCCTCTCATACATGAGTTGAATAATGTTCCTTCTTTCTCTCCTGATTTCGCGTACTGTAGTTCTGGATTATCTAACGCAGCCGTTCCTTTGTAGGAAGATACATTATATAATGCCACGATCTCATCACCTGATACCAGTTTAACTGAAGCTTTTGATTTTGAATTTACTCTGTCTTCCTCTATTCTTATCAACGCTGATAAGTCTTCGAAGAATTTATTTGTTTCCGAAAAGTCTTTAACCACTTTCTCAATTTCTGAATCAGATAATTGTGCAATTTCTGACTTTATTCGCGTATTTCTTATTGAAACGAATCCACTTACTGGATTAACTGATTCTATTTTTTCAATCTTTGTGTTTAACTCTACTGAAATTCTATCTCTATCAACCATATCAAATGTTTTAGATATAGATTGGTTTAACGATACTTCGTATAAATCAAAAGCTGACGATATTATGATTGCTTCGTTTAAGATTGATTTTTCAGTTTTTGGAGTGTAAAATGGATGTGCCGTTCTTAGGACATTTTCCATGTTCTTCGCACTTTGCCAAAATTTATATCCTTTTCCGCTTGTGTCTTTTGTGAACAATTTTTGTAATGCCTCTCCCATATAATAGAAGGAGTATAGGAACGTATCTCTGTCGAAATCTTTTTGTTCATCTACAGATTCTAATGCACTCATTATCGTTCCTGATCTGTCAACGCATCCAGCAATTACTGCTAGTTTTCGTTTTGCTATATTTTTCTCCATTTGAGATCTATTTAGCGCAGTAAAAACCAATTTTCCTGCATCTTCTGAGTATTCACTTTTGAAGAAATTGAAGTTTCCTTCTTTTACGTATTCCGCCTTTACTCTCGTATTGGCTATGACGCGTTTCTTTAATTTGCAATTTTCTGCCTTTCCTACTAGGGCGCTGATTGATTTAGATTTTACGATTTCAATTGATTTGCTTTCGCTGTCTTTTGTTTTATAAAATCTATCCAAATCTTCATTTCCTATAGTTCCGACACTTATTAATTTCTCAATTAGGTCGAAATATCTCGCAAGTATTGGGCTAGCTGCTCTGGCTTTGTTGAATATATTCCATGTCCATACATCTTTTTCTTCAAAGATTCTGTAATTGAATTCATTCTGAGCTTTTTTGTCTATCTGTCTTTGATCTTCTGTGATCATAGGGGTGTGGTGTATTTGATAGTTCCGTCAATTTCTACTCCTCTAAAGGATACTTTACTTACTTTTTTGTCTTCTATAAGTTTCAGTAGTAGTTTGTTCGACGACTTCTTTTTGTTAGTATATGATAATTCTATCTTTGTTGCATTGTATTCAACATCGATGGTATTTAAAATCTGAGTTTTCGCATTATCAGGATAAGCCATAGACTCTCTTGATGTATACTCTACTATTTCTTCTGTAAAGATTTCATATGGATCTACATAAAAACATTGACAAGTATTTAACTTGCTTGCTCCTTCTACATATCTTCCATCACTTGGATAGAACGCTGTCATTGCTCTATTTTTTGCTCCAGCTAATACGAAATCTATTATTTCCTTTTTGTTAGCATCTGTAGCTATCATTGTTTTCTGCATGCTTACTGGAACGTCTGGATTCGTTATTGCGATTCCTGCTAACATTCCCTTTGTCATTAAAAATCTGTGTTTAAACATAGTATCCTTTGATATTAACATAAAAATGTCTTCTACGATTATTTCACAGTTTGGCATATTTACTGCTGATACTGTTGCCCGTGCTAATTTTGTTTCGAAATCGAAATCCAGTTCATCATCTACTCCTATCAATACATCCTTATCTACTATCTTTCCAAATGCTATACATTTGCAATCTAGTAGTCTGTCAGTAAGTGGAGCGAATGTTTCTTGAAATTCTTCATTTCTATATGCTATTCCGTTTAAGTTACATACCTTTCCATTCATTAATATGCATGGAATTCCAGGCTTAACTTCAGAAATATGAAACTCCGTGTTCTTTGGAAGCATATCTATTGTGTTTATGCCAGTCTGTACCGGCGGATTCATTTTTTTGAAATTCATGTTTTCTTGTTTTTAATTGTCGGCTAAGCGAGATTTGAACTCGCATACTATCTATTTCTAGATCTCCATGTACCAATGTGGGCATTAGCCTTCCGTTATTTAATTAATCATTTGTTCAAAGATATTTGCTGCTTTCGCATATCCTACCTTTTTCACTAAATCACTAATATCTTTTGTTTTGTACTTCTTATTGATAAAAACGAAGTCTAGATTATACTCTTTTGCTAGTTTTCTAGTAAATTGCATTCCAGTTTTGTCTCTATCATAAAATATTACAATTCTTTTGAATCTCCCTTTTATAGTGTCTATTGCGATTGTAGATATGATTGCGCTTTCGCTCGGTGGAGCTATTGCCTCATACCCCATTTCATGCAGTGTCATAACATCCTTTAAACTTTTGGTGATTATTAATAGATCGCCATTTTCTGACAATTGTTCATACCCCTGAATATCTAAATTGCTTAAGTTTCCTCGCCATTTGTCAAATTTCTTTGCTAATGGCCTGTATATCTTAAATTTGTTAAACACTTTATAACTGTAAATTGGATTGTCTGATTCGTATTTGCCTTTAACTTCTCCATTTACTAGAAATCTAGATAGAGCATTTACATTGTACTCTTCTAAAGTTTCTTTAGATATACCAAACTGTTTCCAGAATAGTAAATCTTTTTCACTAAATGGTCTTCTAACTACTTTTATCTCAGTTGGCCTACTTGCGAATGTTCGTCTAGTTACCCGTATCTGAATTTGGTCTAGATTCATTTCCTTTTGGATTTCCTCTAAAGTTTCTTTGTATGTTGTGTAACCTCTTAGTTTCTTTACAAACTTAAATACGCTTCCGCATTCTCCATTTGCAAGATCTTTATATAGTAAAGTTCCGTCTCTATTGCTCACAAATATTCCAAATGAGGGACTTGGATCTTCCCTCAATGGACTATTATATGATTTCCCAATTTTAAAATCTCCAATGTACCGTTTAAAAATATCGTATTCCGATACCTTGTCCAATATATCCGAAAATTCTAATCGCTTGGGCTGCGTTTCTAATATAATGTCTGTGTTAAACATTTCAATTACTTATTAGAATGGACTGTTTGAAGTTGCTCCAAATGTAGCGGCTGCTGATTTGGTAGTTTGTTCTACGTCCCCCATTTCTGGTCTAACGAAAACGTCAATCTTTAAGTCTTTCACTTTTGATTCGCTAGCTGGGATTTCCATGCTTTCGATAAATGTGTATTTGGCGTATTTTGGGAGTGATGTGTATCCCGTATTGCCATATACGACTTTTAGTCTAACTTTCTTTGATTTGTCTGTTGCATCTAGCATTCCTTTTACCCATTTACCAAATTGGTCAAATGATTCGGCGCTAAAGCTGCTTAATTGTTCTTTTGTATACCAAACTTGTAAGATCTGAAGTATTCTTCTAACTTGGTTATTGGCTTTCGCTTCTAATTCCTCGGTAGACTGATCAGCTCTTTTTGTTGGTTCATATTCAGTGTGAGTTAACTGTGCTCCGTTCTTATCGAACGCGAATTCTAGAAATAAATTTCCGTTTGCACTTCTTTCCTGTCTAACTCCTACTAGGCTTACATCTTCATGTATACCTCCTTCTAAGTATGAAACATCTTTAGTTTCTATCTTAAAAGCACTATCTGTACTAAATATCATCTTCTTCTCTGTTAATCGTTATCTGGTAAAAATACCCTGTCCCAAAAGGTTGTGATTCTGTTGTCCTCGTCGGATTCAGCGATCACTATTTCTTGTCCCCTTATGTGAGGCTGTCTGGCCTCTACTATAAAGTCTCCTCCTCCATTGAAATTCAAAATCGTTTGATTCTTCATTCTATAAAGAAATCCTATTGCGTCAGCATCAGCTGCTACTAGCCTTGCTGTTTTACCTGATAAGTCTATAGACATTTCGCTTAATTCTTTTCCGTCCTTATTGATCATTGCGTCCTTAACGTGGCAAATCAATATTAATGTAGGGGATAGTGTTTTAAACATGTCTATAACCTTAAAGAAGGCCTCTCTTACGAAAAGCCATCCAGCTCCATTTGGAAGTTTTCTAACGTCATCGTTGTAGTTCTTTCCTTGTGGAGTTTCTTGGTAAAGTTTTAAAGCAAGCGGCATAATCATTTCTTCCAACTTAGTTCCATTGTCAATGGTTACATAGTTATAGATATATTTGCCAGCTGCTTTATTTGCTGTTGCAATTGATGCGGCTGTTTCAGAAAGTTCTGTTATATTTGCAGCCTTCACTACCATTGCTGATAAGAAATCTGTCCCGTTTTCGAGGTCAATTATAAGGTTATTTTCTAAAGCAGCCGCGATTGTAGTCTTTCCTGACTTAGGTTTCCCAAAGTACACGAAAAATTTTGGATTTGATATTTTCGGAGTGCTTTTTATCGTTGGTAGTGTAATCATATATTTTTATGTATATTCTGACGCTACTGTGATTTGTATTTTGATAAGATTTGATAAGTGGTGATATGATTTGTTAATTATTCACGGCTCTGTCATTTGTATTTCATCCGAAGATTAGTACAAGTTTTTGATTGTGATCACCAGCGTTTTGATTGTTTCCAATTGAGCTGATGTGTAAACATTACTGTTCGCTTTGGTGCGAGGGATAATGTTCAAACCAATTTTGAAGAAGTTATCGAAAACTTCTACCTTTTGGCCTCCTGTGTAGAATGATGAACCGGTTTCACGAGTTACATATTTTGGTGCAGGTTTGCGAGCTGCTGCGAATGCGGCAAGTTCTGATTCGATTTTATTCCAATCTTTTAACAGATTGTATACTGGATTGTAACCTTTGCCACATGCGTAGTTAGGATCTTTTACCCAGTTAATATCGTGGTTTTTCGCGGTTCCGAAAGTCAACAATTCTGTTGGTCCGGCATATTCAATTCCTCGTAGCTCACGACCCGATTTCAATGTGAAAGGGGCATCCATACCGGCAATGGTTAACCATGGGTATTTTGTGGTGATGTTTTTTACAAACTGTGATTTGTAATAACCGTTTTTGTCTTGAGCGATCGTTGGCAATTGTACTGCGAAAGTTGATTTATTTGTCATCCTGGTAATTTTTAAATTTTAATTTCTAATTGTGTCTCTGGCGCTTTTTGTTCTTCTTCTTCAGATTCTTTTAAGTTATTATATTTTAAGTCGTTTATGAACTTAAGTATTTTAACTTCCCCCTCTCTATTCTTTATTATGTGTAGGTATATGCAGTCTCTTACAGGGAGGTTTTGAAATCCATAAGATAGGATTCCTAGTATTTCGGGGCGGTGTATTACTATTACGTAATCTGAACCTTGAAATACTGCATCACTTGACGATAAGTCTGAGCGTTGTGGGTAATGCAATGAACTATTGTTTATCCTCTCTGGACTTTCAATGTTTCTGTTCATTTGCGATATCTGAATAATGGAGGTTTTGCCAATTTTCTTAGCCTCCATAAGTGTTTTCTCTAAATCTACTATTATTTCTCTTTCTCCACCAGTACCACTACCTTTAATTAGTAATGTATGGTCTATTATAACAACTAGCCATTTTCCTTTGGCTAGCGTCTCCTGAAAGAAACTAATAGTATTTGCAATCTCTTGTACATTCCCTGGTGTGTCTACATAGTAAATCGGATAGTTTACTATCTCCTTTGCTTCTGATTCTACACTGGCAATGTCCGCTTCTGATATAGGGCCTGATTCGGCCGCACTATATAATTCAGTAGTGGTTTTTTTGAGTTTGTAGGATAATTTTCTACCAACTTGCTTACTCGCTAACATCTCAAATGAAAACGATAATACGATTGTTGATTCATCCTGATTTAGATCTATTAGATCAGTTTCTAACGAATTCACAAATGAACTTTTACCACTGCCAGAAATTCCGGCAATTGTATATATTGCATTTGGCTCTATACCCCCCATTGTTAGTCGGTTTAGTTTAGGCCATCTCGTTACTAACGATTTTGCTTTATTTGTTCTTCTGTCTTTGATATATCTAACAATTTCTCCTGTTGCTGATGATATATGCCTGTAAGTTAATATCTTTTTATTCGACTTTAGCTCCATACATTTCATCTGCATTTCTAATCACACTTACATCGTTCATGGCATCAGCATAGAGTAACCACTCTTCTGATAATAACCATTTTGACATCCTCTTCATGTATTGCAATGAATTTCCTGCTTTTCGAGTTTTAACCTCGAAATTGAGACACTCAAGCATTGATTCATGCTTACTTAAACTTTTTCCTACTATCTTTTGATAGTATTTTCTGCACCTTGAAATATCACCACGTAGGTAATCCTTCTGTCCATCTGGTCGAGTCGTTGAAGTTGGATAAGCTTCATAGAATTCATCGAAAAAGTCTCTTTGCTTATACTTCATTTTGAAGTTTTCAGTAAGATGCAGATTCTTTGTTATTCCATCAGTGTAAGTTGATTCTGTTGTTAGTATATTTTGTTCTTTTAAATTATTAATATCTGTATCATCAATGCGGATAACATTAATCAATGATTTGATATCAATTTTGTCTATTAATAATTTAATTAGTACAAACTGATTCATAGTAATTTTAAGGCGTTTAGCCTCGTCCAAATCTATTTCTATCAGCATTCTATTTTTTACTTTAAAGTTAAAAAGGGAATATTTGATAAAATTTGATATGATTTGTGTTTGTAGGAGTGGTATCGACTTCCGGAATCGGCTAGTATAAAACTCCCTAAAAATAATTCTAGCATTCTTTTATAGACGCAATAATGCAAATTTTGTCTATATTTTTATTGGTAGATTAGTAATGCATGAGTAATTTATGTCGGACTCGATTGCTTGCCGTATTTATTACTAATCTATTGTTAAAGCGAGGGGATTGGACCCTCTTATCAATTTGTCATATTGATATTCTCCGTTGCCTTATTTGTTTAAATTCCATTCCATAATGGTGGCGTTATAGTTACTCCTTGATTTCCGAAGTAATGCCTAGTTTCTCCTACATTTCCTAGCCGTGATCCAATGTAACTCGTACTTCTCAGCTCATTTAATTGTGCGTATATGCTTCGGTTTACTGGGTCGTTAAAAATTGCGCTTGTTTCTGTTGGTTGCGATGATACTGGCTCTTCATTAGGAATACTTACTCTTACCGTTTCAGAATCTTCTTTCGTAGATATAACGTAAGTCGCCTTGGTTGGCTCTTGTGCCAATTCTACTAAATTGTCTAATTTTTCCATTGCAATCTCATCCAATGTTTTTTGTACGAACTCTTCAGCGCCTAACTTTTCCTGAATTTCAATTGCAATATCTTCGTAAGCTTCATTAGTCAGTTCGATGGTTTCTATTCCATCTATTGATTTTTCTCCCTTTCCTCCGATATAGATTGTTTTTTCGCTTGACATTCCTTTTAAGTAGTCCCTAAAGATTTCCTCATCTCTCATGTCGAAGTTATTTATAATCTTGGTTACTTCTATGTCTGTTTTTTGAAACGCTTTTCTTTTGAATAAGTAGCTTACTAAACATCCCTTTCCTATTGCCGCTTCTATCGCATCCGTCAGTTTATTGCTGAGATCTGCATTAATTTTGACAATATCGTCACCAGGTATCTTTATGTATTTTACTGCTCCAATAGTGGCACCTTCTGCTAAATCTCGTATAGGTTTAGCATAGTCTAAAAAGACTGGCATTACCTTAGATGTTTCGTAGGTCGCGTTAACTATCTTTTCCTTTAAGCTGTTAGTTAAAGTATTTGATAATATTATGATCATTTGTTATTCGATTTGAAATTTAACTTTTTCGTTATAAGTGTCCAATTCCTTTTGGGCAAGTGCTTTTTGCTCGTTTAAGATTACGAGTTCTTTTTCAATGAATTGGCGAGTGAAAGTTACGGATTCTCCGTCTTCTTTCTTTGTTGGAATTCGCTCAATTTTCGTAATTCGTTCTTTCAGCTGTTGCAGCGTGAAGATTGTCGGATATACACAATTCGTTGGAATCTGACTTGGTTCTGTAAGACCCATGTTGATTGCCTGAATGTATACTTTCGTTTTAATCAAATTTGCTTCGAATTTTTTAATTTCGGCATATACTGCGGCTAGATCAAATAATGGTTTAGAACCATTTTTGAATACATTGTATTGATTGATACGAGCCCAGTTTTGTTTGATCCCTTCGATAAGAGATTCGCGTTTTTCGATTAAGATCTGAGAAGTTGATTTTGTTGCTGGTAATGTTGTTTTTGTCATATTGATTATATATTTTAGATTGATACATGTTTTATCTAACCCAAATACATTTCTCCCTGTGTTGACTATTGAGTGATCATTCCCAATAGTCAAAAAAATCAGTCTCTACGTTTGCAGAGACTGATTTTGTATTTTTAAAGTCCAAATTTTATTATAGTTATAGTTTTGTAGAGAGACATTAAAGTTGGTGCTATTCCATACAGTGTTACCCAAGGTCAAGCTCTTTAAGTTTTTAAGGTGTTGCCCATCTTTCTTTATTCTATTTCTACTTTTATTAATCTTCTTCTATTACTATTACTTGGTCAGCTTGATTAAACATAGCTGCAATGTTATTCGCGGTACTACGTTTGTTGAAGCTTGATTTTGTAAACGAGACTACATTTTGTATAGTTGGTTTACGAAAAGATTCTCGGAGTTCGACTGTAATTTCTTGTCCGATTGGTTGTTTGCGCTGCTGCGACAGCATTATTGGTTCCTCCATCGTTATGTGCGCTTGGTACAAAAGACGGATAATTTCAGTTCTATCACATTCTCCTAAGAGTTCGTCCATTGCTGCACGAGTGAGTTGTTGCACGAAAAGGAAAACTTCCTTTTTATTACAGATACCATCAATAATGGTTTTTACCGCAGATAGAAAATCTACTCTGTTGTCCGGTATTTTCCAAAGCCATCTTACGATAACTCCATGTTTATTGTATGATACTTCGCCACGTCCATCAATTATGAATGTATTTGGCGGATTCATGTACTGGTTGACGAGTTCAGAAAATCGAACTACATCAACGTAAGATAATCCTTTTTTCATATTGACTATGAATTAAAAGGTTAATCTTCTAAACGATACAGCTCGCGTTTTGCGTTGTTTGCGTCAATCACATTTTCCAACGCTTCCATTTGGTCTGCGATGTCTTTTTGGATTGCTGCTAAGCGGTTGTATTCGCCTTGGTTTGCTGCATTTACGATATCGGTAACTACGTCGTAGTCAGCGAAAAATGCCTCTTTGTCTTTTTCAGACACTCCCGGATTGTAACGTCCAGATTCAGAGATAAACTCCTGATTGGCAGGTATGGTCATTCCTTTTTCGCCACCACCGTTTACGATGATAGTGTCAGAATTACCGATGCCTTTGATTGATTTTACTTCGTTTACCACAATTGTTTTGGTGGTATACAGTTTTGCTTTTGTTTCGATTCTGGCCTCTGGGCCTTTTGATTTGTGAGTGGCATCAAGATCAGCTACTTCGATTGTGTGAATTGTAGCATCAAGATGCAAGATCCGCTTTGCGGGATTGATATTTTTGTTCATTTTTTTTAATTTGGTTTTTTAATATTGATTATTTATTCGGGATTTGATTCCCATTGATTGTTTGCATATGTTAGCGCGTAGCTTAATGATAGAGTCTGTCCAACAAGGCCCTCCTGATCAATTAACAATGTTTGCTTTGAAAAAAAACACCTAATTTACGATTAGATTATGGGTTTTGCGCCCACTTCAGTTATTAGTTCGATATTTGCCCGTTTAAGGCTGTTTTGCGGCGTTCTAAGCCATTGTAATATTGAAATTGATAAATTGCATAGCTTTGAATGAAATGCTCTTATATCGCTTTAAAATGCTTTTACTAAGTAGTATGTTAATTATGGGCTGCTCCATCAATTAAATCACTTTATACCATGTTACTGTCTATTTAGTAATAGATCTATAAACAGATTGGCCTGTGTACAGTATATATTGTGACCGTTTGCCTACCATTTGTCCGTTGTTTTTACTTTTCTGTTTGAAAACAAAAACAGTGAAAAAGAACCCATAATGTGCGCGAATCTCGTATTAGCTCCTCATATAAATGAATATTGGTGTTCTAAAATCCCTAGTAAGCCCTCGAATGCTTAGCGCTATTTAATCTTTTGATTGATATTTCTTTGTATTTCCTCTATTTAGTGACGATTTTTTATCTCCCAGGCAAGGGACTACTTCGAGATTATTAATTTATCTCGTTTCGCTTTGTGTACAGTTTGGACCTGCTTGCTTTCGGTATTATTCGTTAGACGACCAGCATGTTAAATACTTAGGTTCCTAAACTTTAAGGCATTCTTAATCTATTTCCTGACCCGTGTCGGTCTTTCTATAAATCGTTGACATGATCTTTTAAGTAACTTCATGTTTCTACTTTGTGTTGGTGCTTGGCTGCTGCCTCCATTCAATATTCCTCCCCTGAGGATACTTACTAATACACAGTAATACTATGGGTGAATTACTTTCCCTAATTCGCAGCTTTTGATTCCTAGCGGTAGAATCTGTTGAAATGTATTATCCCATTTCAGGACTTCCGATCTCTGTTGTGTCATCGGGTAACACTCTAGTTCTTTAATTGCGCAATACATTATACCTTGTAACGCAGGTTGTTAATTTCCATCTTTTTCTTCTGTCATAAATTAACTAAACTCGACAGGGGCTCTCACTCCTTATTCCTAAAGGAAACTATTGAACTGGCCAATACTTGAAGGCTTGAGATATAGTTATGGTGCTGCTTATGTATTTTTCACATACATATCTTGCTAACTATTTTTACTCCTGGTCTTATGCTTTCTGGACGGCCTATCTTGGAGTGATACTCAATTTGAGCTGAGTTTTTGAATGGTATATAATTTGTGCCCTCCCACGGTTTCCTTATATCCTTTGTTTGTGATTCATTTTTTTCCACCATCACTAGTGGCCTGCTTGGTAAAGCATACTATCGGCTTTCGCCTTAATTGTTCTCTAGATTCCAAAGTCATAAAGCCAATTCTACTTCCGCGATACACTGCGCAAGCTTAAAGCATGTGTGGATTTTCTCAAAAGCTATTCCGTGCTGTTCAGCCCTTTACGCGTTGTTTCATGGCGGGGCTGAGTCGTCTACCATCGGGGGTTTCATCGTTTTGGACATTTTATATAGCGGCAGTCCCCAGTCGCATTTTAATTGCATATCTCTACCAAAGTGGCATGACAATCTCGTTAGTGATTAATATTATGATAACTTTATGATAGCTACTACCTTTTATATAGCGCCCTGCACTCTATCGACCGAGTAACGCTTCAGCTTTCTATTGATTCCCCTTTTGCTGATATTTGGTCTCCATTTCCTCTCACACCTGTTTTGTGCGGATTTTGTTTATAGAATCTCTCCTGTTTCAATATTCAAAAAAGCAGATCCGTCACCAGCTTTGGAAATATCCAATAGAGGCTCCTTTAAATCTACTTGTGCAAGATACTCAACGATGATATGTTTTTCTTTGCTAAATCCTGGTATTTGTTTGAATTCGACCGATACTTCCACTTTTAGTCTTTTGATTTTTCCATCAATTCGATTCAAAGCCTCTTCTAGTGGATCTGTTAGATAAGTATCGCCATGTAATTTTACATATAGCGTATCTGCCACCTGTTGTCTCGCTTGGTATAAGCGGTGAATAGTCGCACTTTTCATGCGAATTTTGTCGATTGTCGTTTTCATTTTACCCGGTTATTTTACTCCAATTTGCATCTAATTGTGTATCTACTGGTGCTACCTGTAAATATGCAATAGGGATATCAAGAGCCTCGAGCTCTTCGAATCCACTTAGTCGTTGTTCCGGAGTTTGTTTATTGATTGGTTTTGAAAAGGTTATTTCATGATCATCGACTCGCAGTACGTCTTCTACGACATATAGAGTTGGTAGTTCCCCACCATCATATGCCCCACAAAACGTATCTTGATTCGATTCTCCTAGAATATAAGGAATTGGCTCTTGCCGCCTTTCAGTGGCACCAACATCTGTATCAGTCGTCGTATAGGCGGTTGATACTCCTTCTGCTTTAAGTGTTCGTCCGAGAGCGATACCGCATCCGAATAACAACATAAATAGCAGAATGCTAAAAATTGGTTTCATAATGTAATTTTATTTTTGATAAATGTTAATTACTCTGTTGAATTCCTTACTGCATTACTTTGCAGGGTAACCTTTTTCAACGTAAGGTTTTCGTCCTTGGCCTCGTTCAATTAATGTACGAGTTTCTGGTGACATTACTGTCACGATTCGGCCAATTGTCCGTTGTACTTTTTTCAAGTCGGCTTCTTTCAAGACGTCTGTTGCATTAAATCCAAGCAGTTGTTTAACCGCAAAGATGCAATCCTCATCTTGTTTGTACAATTGAGATACTAAACCGTCATTCCTTTTCCCTAAGATTCGTTCCAGGTCGCTTCGAACATAGGCCTCTGTCTTTGGATCTGCAATTGTTCTTTTGAGTGAATCTTCAACGATTCGAGAAATTTCGGTATCTCCCCATTCCGGTACGTGCTTAGCCACTGATTTGAAGGCAAAGATCGGTCCCTTCATTCTGCATTGCGCAGAGATGTGTTTATCCCATGTAGGCATAATTGGGCTGTCAGTAATCATGTCTCGAATTTCGGTCCATGCATCAGCTGGCATAAGGTTTTGTCTACCTGCATGTTCGATGTAGATTTTAACTGCATCTGGCATACGTTCAGTGAATTTTCGAGATAACATCTCCTGAATAACTTCCATGTAATTCTCGCTCGTTGCGACTGGAATGTCACCTTTGCGAATTACAAGCTTCTTAGTCTTGTTTGGTTGTTCTTCAGTTGTGTATGCGATCTCAATTTGAGTGTCGTTCGTCACATTGCGTGCTTCTGGCAACGCTAGCTTCAAAATGTCAGTATTGAAGTCTCGGCCTGTAAGGGCTTTGAATTCTGGGGCCACTGCTAACAATGTGGCAAATGCTGCCTCATCGATAACCATATCGATAACATCTTTGTTTTCGATTAATTTATTCTTTTTACTGGTGTTTGTTTCCGCCGCTATGCGGATTTCCAGTTGATCGCGATACTTCATGACGTCCTTAATGTCCATCATGAATGATGGCCGGTCGTCAACGTGTTTATTCATTTTTTCCTCCTTTGTTTTTGATTTTGATAATTAAAAATAAGTTTGCTTTTGCTGATTCACAGCTTATGCTGATTCAATTGTTTTGCTAACTTGTGTTTAATATCATATCGCTGCGTGGAGGCCGCCGAGTGCATACAGTGTATGCTGCTTTAGTGGTTGTTGACTGAGGTGCTGGTACTACCATTTGCCGTTCCATTGTTGTGTTATTCATTGTAGTATTCATCGCAGGCCGTTCTAAGGCTGTTGCGTATACTTCAAATGAATTCAATGGTAAGCAAAATAATTCAGGTGCTACTGCTGGAACATTATTGATTGCCAAAGATTTGCTTACGATTGCATGGTCTTTGTTTTGTGCTATCAACGTTGTTTGTTCTGGCATAAACACTCCAAATAGTACACCCAAAAGCATCACGAAAACCGATTTAGCCAAGAAATCCATTCCCGCTA